CCGTCAGGATGTCCCAACTCACCAAATGCTCTACCTTTCTCAACGAATTCTTTTACGTAACGTTTTACCTCTTTTTCCATTACATCTTTAGGGTAAACACGTCCATTTCTGTTCTTTATTTCAGACTGCATGAAGATACCTTCAATAAAGTATTCTTTTTGTCCTTTTTCGTTCTCCTCTACAATAATTGGAGAAACACTGTAGTCATTAAACTCTGATATTAATTTCATTGAAAATTTCCTCTATGTCTATGTTTTCTTCTTCTGACATTTGTTTGATGACTTCTTTCATACCTTTCATTTCTTTCTCTGCAGATTTTAAATTCTTGTATGTTGCACCTCCGAAGTCTTGTCCATCTACGTATACATGAACCTTACCTCTGTATTCAGTGTAAGTGATATTAATCTTCTTACCACCAATCTTTACAACATCAGTTTTCAGGTCTTTATGACCACGTGGCAACTTAAATTTTGCCTCACGTAATTCGACCTGAATGTCTGCAAAGGATTTCATTACTCGGCTTCACCTGTTGGTTCTTCTTGAGTTTTATCCATCCAATCTACTTGCATTTCAACTCTTTTCATATCGATTGTTTCTGCAGCTTTCTGTTTGATTCCGTCAAAGACTTGGTCTTTTGCAGTATCTAACTTACCTGCTTCGATTGAGTTTACTATCTCTTTTGCTATTTCACTACTCATTTATTAAAATCCTCCGAAGTCATCTTCACTTCCTTCATCTGATTCAGACCCACCTTCATCGGTAATCTGTTTATCAATTAATTTAATGTCTTCTTCTGATTGTCTTAACACATATTTTCTTACCCATTCTTTTGAGTAATATTGTCCGACATAATCAGAAATATTTGAGAGAGTATCTAATCTCTCCCTCATGATTTCTGCATCTTTCAACTCTGTAAAGTGGTTGTCTGTTGCATAATCATATTGAATGAAGTCTTTGATTTTATCAAACTCTTCACCACTTACGATTTCCTTAAGAACTAATTGAGTCTTAAGAATATCTGTAAAAACTCTTGCAAACTTCTTCTGAAGTCTGTTTGTGAACTTATTAAACTTAAGTTCGTCTCTAGAAATCTCTGAAGCACGACCCATATTGAATCCATTATCTGCTTCCATTCTAGACGCAGGAACATTTAATGACTGATATAGTTTCTTCTTAAAGTATTCTATATCGTCTATATCTGCAAGGTTTTGTCCACCAGGCAGGGTAGTAATCTCTGTTCCTCTACCACCTTCTCTTCTAGGCAACCAAAAATCTTCTAACATACTCATATGTTTTCTATCATCTTTGATTTCACCTGTATCTGCATTATAGACTAACTTGTTCTTGTATCGGTTCATAACGTCTGCAAGATACTGTTCTGCCTTTGCTTTAGGAAGGTTTCCTACGTCAATGTAGAAAATTCTTCTTTCAGGTGCTCTTGAAATCCTATAGATAACAAGTGCATCTTCCATCATTGATAACTGATTTGCAGTCTTCAATGCTTTATGCAGATATCCGATTACAACATTCTTAGTGTAATCTAGTAAACCTGAAGTTGTATATGATACTGCTTCAGGTGCAATTTTAACTGTTGTTCCTTCCGATGCAGAAGATTTATCAAATCCTCTGTCGTTGAACATGTAGAACTCTTCGACCTTTTTAATTCTTTCTATCTTTGTTTTAGGGTCTTTTTCTTTCTCTACGTTTCTAACTTTTTTAATCTTTAATGGGTCGATATTTCTTAAATCAACAATACCTAATTTAGGTCTTTTTGAGTCAACGACCTTATGGAAGTATATCCTTCCATCTACGTACCATTTTCTGAATATTTCGTGAGAGTTCTGATTGAACTTCATCATTGATAAGATTAGATTAAACTCGTCTTGTATCTTGTTTTTGATACTATCAGAGAGTTTAACATCTCTGAGGTCGAGTGTCACAATCTTATCTGAAACATCAGATGTGATACACTCATTAACAATATCTTCAATTGCAGAGTCACA